CTCTCGTCTAACGGTAGGACAGTGGCCTCTGGAGCCATTAGTTGTGGTTCGAATCCATGGGGGGGAGCCATTACACCCAACATTTACCGTTGGGTGCCCTTACAATTATTCAATGCCTAACGCACCTAAGACCCCGACGCGTACTATCCGCGTACCCGATGACTTATGGAAAGCTGTTCAAAAGAAAGCTGCAGCTGAAAAGGTTACAGTAACCAGTATTATTATTGAAGCCCTTGAACTCTATATTAAAGAGTCTTAACAAATGGGGAAACACCAAGATAAGATAGCTGCTGCTTTAAAGTGGCGTCAAGATAACATGCCTAAAGGTGCTGGATTTAAAAAGCCAGGAAGCATGAATAAAAAGAAAACTGGTTACCGCAGCTACACTGCAGCCGAAGCTAAAAGAGCTATAAGTAAATAACTTGACATGCTCTTAAATGGGCATTAAGTTTTCCCCAACACTACTGATTGGGGATAGTCATGGATTTACAGTCCGTTAAAAATGAAGTACGTCAATACCTAAGTCTTAAAGACCAGGCTGATTTATTAAGCAAACGTCAAGCGGAAATTAAAACACGTTTAACAGCATCTATTGATGAGCACGGTTTAGAAGATGAACGTGGTCATATTGTTTTGAACATTCCTGATGAAGAGACCGAAATCTCTATCATGAAACAGAAACGAGTATCAAAAAATTTAGATATTGCCGCTGCAGAAATTATCTTAACTAAAAAAGGTATTAAAGATACTTGTATTAAAATGACCCCTACCCTTGATGAGTCTGCAATCATGGCTGCTTTTTATAACGGTCATTTGACCGAAGAAGATATTGATACTATGTTTCCTTCTAAAGTAACTTATGCTTTTATCGTAGGAAAATAAGTGTCAGACGAGATAGACAATATATTTGCTGGACTGGATAAGTATTATCCAGGCAGTAAAAGAAAACGCCGTGAACCAAAAAAAGTAGACGTGCCTACAGAACTTGGTTGGGACGCTAAACCGTTAATTAAAAAAATGCCTAATGGTAAAGACATGGAGTTCTTTACTAATGTGGCATTAGCTAACGCTTTAGGACGCCCTTTATCTACGGTTAAAAAATGGTTATACAATGGTTACTTGCCAGTATCTCCATATCGCAGTCCTGACATAGAAACAAAGGACGGAAAAACTATCCGTGGGCAGAGGTTATACTCACGTTCACAGGTAAATGTGGTGGTTGAATTATTTGGAAAGGCTGGACTTTTAGATAAAACTAGGTTAAACTGGCCTAACCAGAAATTGACTAACGCAATTGCTGAGGCTTGGATTGAACTCCGAGCACAAGAAACTAAAACAACAGAAACTAACTAACAAAGGAAAAAAATGTCAGTAAACCGTACTGAAGAATATATGCCTGAGACAGATGAGTTCTCAGTAGACGCTCGTCCAGAGCAAGCAACATCCACCGCAGTAGCATCTGGCTGGGAAGCAGCAGAACAGCTATCTGTATCAGTAACTAACTATCCAACAGAGTTTAAGTTTGTTGATGGTGAGTTTACTATCGTGAAGTTCATTGACCAGAATGGTCCTTTCGCAATCTACAAGCAACACTTCCTACAGCAGAAGACTGTTGGTAAGCGCTCTTATGTATCGCTAGGCGCTAACGACCCTCTATGCACAAAGCTTGGAAGCAAGCCTGAAGACAAGCGTGCCTTCACAATTGCAGTTGTAACTCCAGCAGGAGTTGAACGCAAGATGCTTATTGCATCACCACGTCTTTATAAAACTTTGCATGCTGCAGAGTTTTCACCACAGGGTCCGCTTACAAAAAACTTTTGGGCCATTAGCCGTACAGGCAAACAACAGCAAACTGTTTACCACCTCAATGCCGTAAAGTCTCGTGACCTTATGGAAGATTGGGGCATCTCCCCTGAGATGGCAGAGCGTGAAGTTGCACTTATTGAGCCGTTCGACCGTTCCGTTATTAAGGAACACACTTGGGCAGAGCTCGACGAGATTGCTGATTCACTTCTCTAGCCACAATTAGAACGCCAACGGGCTGAGCAGACTATCCCCTGCTCAGCCCCGAGGCCCTATTACAGGGATAAAAATTTGAACATTATTACCACTAAAGAACAGTTAGATGAGATGGTTGCTTACTATCTCAAACAAGATTCTTTTGCTTTTGACTGTGAAACTGTAGGGCCACGTCGTGGTGTAACAGTTGTTAATGAAGTAATGTGGCTTAGCTTTGCCACCCACGGGCGTGGGGATGTCATTCCAATGGGACATCCACATGGGGAGTTTGAGTCTGAGTCATTTCCATTAACTGGTCAGGGAGAGAAAAGAGTTGCTGCTGGTTTAGAGGCGCGACCAAGTGATTATTCTAGAGACGCAAAGAAAGCTACTAAAGTTTTTGGTCCAGCCCCAGCTCAGCTATTTCCTGGAGAGGTATTTAAAGCTCTAGAACCCTTGTTTTTTAATGAGGAAATTTTAACAATTGGTCATAATTTAGTGTTTGACCTTACATCTGTAGCTAAATATTTGGGCGGTCGTATACCCGCAGGGCCTTATTTTGACACTATGGTTGGCTCATTTATATATGACAATCGTAATAAAAATAAGTGTGGTCTTGATGACTGTTTACAACGTGAACTTGGATTTGAAATGACTAAGGGTGTCGGAGCTCAAGTAGAAATCCATTCATTTAGTGAAGTAGCTAAATACGCATACTTAGATGCTAAGTACACATTTCTTTTATACAAGGCTGTTTTGCCAAAGATTGAAGCAGCAGAGCTTACAAAGATTATGAAGTTAGAAATGGATGTTCTTAAAGTTCTTTGTCATATGAAACTTGCTGGTGCGCCGATTGACATGTCCGCCCTAGAACAACTTCATGAACAGCTAGAAAAAGATATTGAGGCTGCTCGCTCAGAGATTTATAAAGTTGCTGGAAGAGTCTTTAATATAAATTCAAATCAAGAAAAACAATACCTCTTGTATTCAAAAAAATCAGAAGGCGGTCGAGGTTTAAAGCCAAAGATTCTTACTGGAAAAGGTATTAAAAAAGATATAGAAGGTAGCGAACTTGATTACATGGATTACTCTGTGTCAGCAGAGGCACTAGAGCCCTATAGAGAAAAAGACCCATTAGTTAAAGCTTTATTAGATTATTCAGATTTAAACAAGCTGCTTACTACTTACGTCATACCCTACTTAGGTGGGGATGTAACTAGAACTGTTGGTGGAAAATCTAAAACAGAATACAAAGATAGCCTTCTAGTCAACGGTCGTATCCATGCAGATTTTATTCAACACGGTGCAGAAACTGGTAGATTTTCTAGCCGTAATCCCAATTTACAGAACGTTCCTAATCCAGCTACTGCACATGGTAAAGCTATTCGTAACTTGTTCTACGCACCTGAGGGTTTTAAATTAATTGTTGCCGACTATTCACAGATTGAACCCAGAATTATCGCTTCTATGTCTAAAGACCCCATCATGATGAAGAACTATATGGAAGGTGGGGACATCTACACCACCGTAGGAGATACCATGGGTGTTAATCGTCAGGCTGGTAAGGTACTTGTATTAGCTATGGCTTACGGGGTTGGTCCCGATAAAATTGCTCGCTCTATAGGATGTTCGGTTACAGAGGCTAAGACCCTACTCACAGACTTTGCAGCAAAGTTCCCATCGGTAAACATTTATCGAATGAAGGTTGTTGCTCAGACTAAGGCTAAGAGATATGTCACCACCCTTATGGGTAGAAAACGTTACCTACCCGAGATTGCGTCTAGAGATTTTGGTGTTAGAGCTGGTGCTGAGCGTCAGGCTTTCAACACGCGTATCCAGGGTTCAGCAGCAGACATCATGAAACTTGCTATGATTAGGGCTCATGAGTTGGTACCACCAGAAGCAAAGATTCTTTTAACAGTTCATGATGAGCTTGTAACTCTTACCCCAGATTCTTTAGCAGAGAAAACTGCGGAAAGTATTAGAGAGGCTATGGAGGGTATAAAAGTTCTAGACATACCTTTAATTGCTGATGTAAAAACCGTACAACGATGGGGAGAAGCTAAGTGAAATGGTTTAAAAGAAAAAAGAATGAGTCCCCTCAGATTGAGTTCTTACAAAAAGAAGTTCCATTAAGTACCTTGCTTCGTTGGTATATCTATGATTCTGGGTTAGGTGAGCCAAACGATTTAGCAACTTTGCTTGGATTAAACCCTGTATCAGATGAAGGCGAAGAGATGGAAAATACTGACAGTGATAAACGAATGGCACGCATTAATTTTATAATGCCTTTTCTTCACACCATTGCAGAAATGGGAGCAGACGTTATAGTTTCATTGCAAGTTGATGAAATTAAAAAAAATAATCCAGAGGATTCTGAAGAAATAGATAAAGAAGAAAACTTAATGCGTTTAATGTATAAGATGGTGGGGATGTCCGCTTTAGTTGGCGCGTTTTCATCTGCAATGGAAATAGGATTAATAGCGCCAGGAGAATTACTTGACGCTGATTTAGTAGAAATGGAGCATGATGATGAGTAGCAATTGGTGGGCAAATAAGTTAGGTACAACCCCTCAACCACAACAGCCTAATATGCCACAGCAACAACCTGTCTATCAGCAACCAGTACAACAACAGTCCTATCCAACTTCGCAACAGACTGTTCCTGTGACACCTCGTTGTCCAGGTTGTAACAGCGGTAATTATGGGGGTACAGCTGAGTCGCGTCCTAGATGCTATGATTGCGGATACCCCATACAGCAATCAGGTTCTGGTTCAGGCACTGGAATTGTTGGTCAGGGAGGGAATGGTGGTCCAGCAACCCCATCCAAACAACTATCAACCGACAATAACTTTAATCCGCAAACAATCATAGGACACATTTAATGAATGCCGAATTAACTAAAGTACTAACAAAAATTAATAAAAAGTATGGCGAAGACACCATAGTTCTTGGTTCAGATATCCGAGATGATGTGCTTAGTAGGGTTACTACTGGCTCTATAAGTTTAGATGTAGCACTTGGTGGCGGTTGGCCCGTTAATCAGTGGCATGAAATTATTGGCGAAGCTAGCAATGGTAAGACAGCTATTGCACTTAAAACTATTGCTGCAAATCAAAAGCGTGACCCTGAGTTTACAACTGTGTGGATTGCTGCAGAGCAGTGGGTCCCCGCTTATGCTGAGTTATGCGGGGTTGATACAAAAAGAGTTTACGTAGTTTCTACAAATATTATGGAGGAAGCATATGAAGCGGTTATTGAAATCGTGGAAAGCAAAGCTGTTGATTGCGTCGTTATTGATTCCCTTCCTGCCCTGGTTCCTAGCTCAGAAGATGAGAAAGAAATGGAAGAATCAACCGTAGGTAGGGGAGCCCTTCTTACTAATAAGTTTTTCCGTAAGGTAGGTATGGCATCTAAACGTAGTCTTATTGAGTACGAGCGCCCATTTATCGGGATTTTAATCAATCAGTGGCGTTCAAAGATTGGGGTTATGTATGGAGACCCTCGCACCACCCCAGGTGGTTTAGGAAAAGACTATGCGTTCTTCACTCGCATGGAGGTTCGTCGTGATGAGTGGATTGAAGCTGGTACTGGGCAAGATAAAAAGCGCATTGGTCAGACTATTAAGGCCAGAGTTATTAAAAATAAGTCCGCCCCACCATCACAGGTAGCAACTTTTGACTTTTACTTCTCAGAAGGTGGGCAGGTTCCAGCTGGTGAGATTGATTTTGGCAAAGAAATATTAGCTATTGGTATTTTAAATAAGGTTATTACCAGAGCAGGTGCTTACTACCGCTACGGGGGTAGGCAGTGGCAGGGTTCTGATGCTATGCTTAGCTCCATACGCGAGGAGATTGACCTTAAAGAGACTCTAGAACGAGATGTTTTAGATTCAATTAAGGCGGGTTCGAAGTTCGTTGCCGAAGATGAAATCTAAGGGACAACGAGAGTCTAAGAAGCATGAGGACCGATTAGCCAAAGCAATCGGCGGACAGCGTTCAGCTGGAAGCGGTGCGTTTTGGAGTCGGAAAGGTGATGTCCGTTCACAAGATTTGCTTATAGAGCACAAGTGGACTGGCAAAGCTTCCGTATCCGTTAAGGCTGCGGTTCTAGAAAAGATTGTTAAAGAAGCAATTCTTGACAGTCGAATGCCTGTCCTCGGTTTTAGTCTCAACAATGAGAACTACGTATTACTAACTGAAGATGACTTTCTGGAATTGCGCCAGAATATTCAGGAGTGTAATTGTTCCCAGAAGACGTCGGGCACCTAGAAGGTTGGCGACATAAAGCAAAGTGTCGTGGTATGGATACAGAAATGTTTTTTCCTCCACGAGATAAAGCAAAGTATAAAAAAATAGCAGACATTTCTAAAGCAGTGTGCTTTGGAAAAGACGGTTTGCCAGAATGCCCTGTGCGTAAAGAGTGCTTATTGTATTCCGATGCTATGGATGAGCAGCACGGTATCTGGGGTGGCATGAGCCATAGAGAAAGAAATGCTTTAAAAAGAAAAGCAAATAAGTCTGGAAAATCCTTTGCGGAGTGGGTGACTACCAAGAAAGTGTGATAGGTTTTCTTTATGGCACTTACTCAAAAACCAAGCGGCGCTTTAAAGAAACTGGTAGATGTGGGCAAAAAACAATCACGAGTCTTAGGCTCCGTAGAACGATATGTAATTTCAAAACCTCAAGACCAAAGTCGTAGAACAGATGTTCTACATCCCTCTGAAATGGTTAAAAAAGACTGGTGTTATAGAGCATCTTATTTTCAGTTGCAGGGACATAAGCCTATGCAAAAAAGAACAAGTAGTTTACGTATGGAATCTGTTTTTGCTGAAGGCCATTACATTCATGCTAAATGGCAAAAGTGGTTTCAAGAAATGGGTGTATTAAATGGTAAATGGTACTGCATTGAATGTGATGAATATTTTTGGGGTGGTTCTGACTGTCATGATGGCCCCCTTGAGTACAATGAAGTTCCTTTGTTTTATGAACCTTTAAGAATTTCAGGACATGCTGATGGGTGGCTTACTAGTTTAGGTGACCCACTTATGTTAGAAGTAAAATCAATTGGTATTGGAACAATTAGGTGGGAAGCCCCTGACCTTGTAAGAGAGCACAAGGGGGATATGGAAACCATGTGGGCTGATATTAAAGCGCCGTTTATGAATCATATTACTCAAGTACAAATGTACATGAAATTAGCAGAGCTTCTTG